TATATATATAGTCGATTTTAGTTGAAAGAACTTGTAGTGCTTTTAGTCTATGCTTTATATTCCTGTACATATGAAGAGTGCAATACCATTAGCAAGGAAACATTGTGCGAATTGGGACAGAGGGAACTGTTTGGGGTGTATGTTAGTTAGAGTAGACAAGACTCTAGTTATGCGGTTGGATGAGAAATTCGCTGGAAAGCCTTGCGTAGTGGACAAAGGTTGCGAGTATTTTGATGAAATAGTAACGAAAGGAATTGAATGAATATATCAATGTTCGATGAGGAGGCGATGCTGGTTGATGCAGAGTCGTATTTTTATTTATGGTGCTGTGATTGTAACCTTCGACACCTAGTTGTAGTCGAAGCAGTAGGCAAGGGCTCTGATAAGTTCAAGTCTGATGGTGGTGGCATAGCGATTGCAATGTCCAGAGACCAGATGGCTACTGAAATATCCCGTAAGGAGAATAAAATAGTACTTTACAAACGAAAAGACAGTAAAAGAAATGCCAAAACCAAGAAAGCATAGACGAGCAATAGTAATTCCTGACCAACATTTCCCTATACATGATAAAAAAGCGGTTAATGTGGTTTTAAAAGCTATTGAACTTGTAAAACCTAATATTTTTATAAATCTTGGTGATGTTGGGGAGTGGGAATCGGTTAGTAGCTGGAAATATAAGAAAATAAAACAGCCGCCATTGGAATATCAGCTACCAATTATCGATGAGGAGATAAAACAGGTCAATGAAGGCATAGATTTATTCGATAAAGTACTGGATAAGATAAAATGCAAGGAAAGATACATATGTGCTGGTAATCATGATGAATGGCTGGACTCTTTTGTTGAGCGATATCCGTATATGAAGGATTATACCTTTAGAAAGGCTTGTAAATGGGATGAAAGGGGATATAAGTACTTGCCATACAACTATCCGCTTAGAATTGGTAAATTAACCTTTATTCATGGAGCGTTCGCTACGATTAACCATGCTAAGAAACATTTAGATACATATGGAGCTAATATTGTTTATGGACATACTCATGATATTCAAAGAATGACTGGTACAAAGTTGAATGGTACGATTGGTTCTTGGAGCTTGGGTTGTTTAAAAGATATGTCAAGGGAACAAAATAAGTGGTTGCGTGGTAGACTACATAACTGGGCCCATTGTTTTGGCATTATAGATTGGTTTCCTACAGGAGATTTTAGAATGGACGTTGTTGATATACATAAAGGAAAGACTTTCGTCTGGGGGCAGACGATAGATGGAAACAAGTAGGAGTTACTATGATTACTGTTTCCTTCAACATCTATACTCGGAGGGGCGGTCTGGGCCGCGAAATAAAAAGGTTGGGAGTAGTATAGGTGATAACAAAGACAATATCACGAAATCAAGAGGTTCTTTACCAGAGCGTGGACGAGTTTCGGGACTTTTATCCCGATATAGAGCTTGTGTCAGAATGGCGAGACTCTCAGGAGGGTGATTTTGTAATTACTGATGACTTGCAGGTCTGCAAGATTCTGAAGCGAAGTACAATGAAAACAGCTAAGGGAGCCCCTGTAGACTACGTAAGAACTATATTGGGTACGTTTTTAACCCATGATAGTACGGATATGGGTGGTATTCCGCCTAAGAACATATATTCGTTTGCAAACAACAAGTTCTGCAAGTCTCTTCGTAAAGACAGAGAGAAGCCTACAAACAAGGAATTTGTCTTTGCCAAGTACATTGCTAAGGGAATGAACCCCACGGATGCTTATTTGCGTGTGTTTCCGACAAATAAACGGCCATATGCAAAAGAAACCGCGAGGGGATTGATGAAAACTGAAAGGATACAGAAATTGGTAACAGAAGAGATTGAAGCCATATTAAGCGAAATTGGAGCTTCCAAGCAGTATTTGCTTGAAATGACCAAAAACGTTGTTGATAATAATGACGGAAAAGATTCCGACAAGCTGAGAGCTATAGAACTTCTTATGAAAATTGCCGGTATGTTTCCTAATGAAAAGAAAACGGAGTCCCTTACAGTTTTTCAGGGATTCAGTGAAGAACAGTTAAAACGCATAAACGCGGGAAATACGAAGATGTTGGCTCATGCCGAGAAAAGAATCGACGATAAACCTGACTCTTGATGACGTTGGGATACATAGTGACCTTAGAAGATGTGTTGTATGTGACAGACCGCTTATGGATTACGATAAAGTCGTGCTGATGGATATCTTTAACATGATTGCAGGATGGATATGTCCGCATTGTACTTCATTGTATGATTATAACGATAATCTGATTGATGTTGGAGATTTGGACGTTTATTCAGAAATTAAAGGATATGCTTAGAAACATGGATGGAAACCAAGTAAGTAAATTGAATATCGTATCTGATTTGCCAGAAAAGGATGAAGTTCTTTCACGGGCTTATAATGACCTGGTTTATTTCGGTAGGGCGTTTTTACCTGCTGATTTTCTAAATAAGAGCTCATCTCCTACTTTTCACTCAGAAGTGTCTAAAAAGTTGATTTCCACTAAGCCTGGAGCTCGTATCTGTAATATCCTTCCAAGAGGGTTTGGCAAGTCAATACTGGCAAAAGCAGCTATTCTTCATAAAATATGCTTTTCACCGAAAGGAGATAGGCAGTTTATTGCATGGGTAGCGGAAGAACAGGGACAGGCTATTGACCATTTGAAATATATTAAGAGCCATTTGGAATATAACGAGTCAATTCGGTACTACTTTGGTAATCTGGCTGGTGATTCAGTTGGAAACAGGTGGACTGAAAAAGATATTGTAAGTGCTAAGGGAGATAGGATTATAGCAAAGGGTACGTCACAAAGACTTCGTGGACGTACAGAAATTGATGTTCGGTACACTGGTATCGTACTTGATGACTTTGAATCGGAATTAAATACAAAAACACCTGAAAGACGTGATGAAATCAAGAAATGGATTGTTTCAACGGTATATCCCGCTTTAGAGGAATCTCCAGGTAGAGAGGGCTGGATATGGCTTTGTGGGACTATTGTACACTATGATAGCTTTCTTCAGATGATTTGGGATGGATATCGACTTGCAAACAGAGAAGAAAGGGATTATCCGTGGGATGTTACGTTTTACAGGGCAATTCAGGATAGTAAGCCTATTTGGCCTGAACAGTTTCCAATTTCCAAACTGGACTCTAAAAAGAGAGAATTTATAGAAGCAGGTCTTGTAAACAAGTTTGCACAGGAATATATGAATGATGCTCGTGATTTGTCATCAGCATCGTTCAAAACAGATAGAATTAAGTATCATAGTGGTGTATTTAAAAATTCCAATAATTTTGCTTACTTAGTTGAAAATGATAATGCAATTCCAATTCATGTATACATTGGTGTTGATATTGCAGCTACCGCTACTAAGAAGTCTGATTTTCAGGTTATAATGGTAATTGGTATTGATTCAGATAAGAATCGTTATGTTTTAGAATATTATCGTGAAAGGATACCTACATTCGACCTGCCTGAGAAAATTATCAGTATATCCAAGAAATACAGTCCTGTACGACGTGTAACCATAGAAACAGTCGCAGCTCAGGAAATGGTTCGTGATATGGTGGAAAGAATGGCAATTTCAGATAGAAGATTGATACCTGGCATATTCAAGGGTGTTAAACCACCTCCAGGAATTAAAAAAGCCGATAGACTTGAAACTTCACTGGGCCCTATTGTAAATAACAAGAAACTTTATATACGTAGAGAAATGACTGACCTGGTGGATGAGATGTTTGAACATCCTGTTCCAAAACATGATGACCTTATGGATGGTTTGTATTATGCAGACTATTACGCTAAGGCTCCAATGAGTACAACTATCTCTGTAAAAGAGATGAATGCAGGCAAAACAAGCGGTAAGAAAATACGCGGTTATTATAACTGGCTTACCGGTGCTAGACGCTAATATGAAACTTTTAGACGATTTTAGCGTTTTATGCTTTGATTGTATGAAAAATGCGTTTAACTTCCGCTCAATTATAAGGTCGTATAATAAATGGCAATAGAACTTCATCCGCACGCTAAGGAAAATCAGGAGCTGCACAGAAGGTGGCGTGATGCTCGTGCCGATTGGGAAACTGATGCCCGTAATGATGTAGATTTCTACCACGGGAATCATTTTACTAATGCAGAGTCACAAGAGCTTCAATCACGTAATCAGGCTGACGTTCCAATGGACAGGATATCGCCAGCTATCGAAAAGCTGAAAAGCGTTATTACTGCAAAACCTCCTGTTTTTACTGCAATTCCAAGAGAAGATTCAGACACCAAAATATCAAGTGCCTGGAGAACTATACTTGGATATGTATGGCAGATATCCGATGGTGACGTGCATATGAAAGATGCAATACATAACTATGCTGTTACAGGTCTTGGTTATCTGTATGTGTATCTTGATAATGAAGCTGATTTTGGACGTGGAGAAGTAAAATTTACTTCAATTAATCCATTTAGAGTTTATGCTCCGCCATCATCAAGGGACAGGTTCTTTACTGATGCTGATTCTCTTATCCTGTCTACTATTCTTACTGGCGACCAAATTGTAAATCTTTATCCTGCTCTTGGGGCCCAGGTTGATGAAGAGACCGGAGAATTGATTCCGGGCCTGATTGAAGAGATTTCCTCATATTCTGAGGAAGATTATCCGAATGCTCAGAATAAGAACAGTATGTCGATTACGACACCTGCAGAAGCAAAGGATTTAGATAACTGGTCTTCTGAACGATACCAGATACTTGAAAGATTTTTTAAGGTTAAAGTACCTTTTTACCGTGTAGTGGATTCACGAAGCGGTGAAGAAATGATTTTGAATGATGAAGAGTTCGCAGCTTTTCTTGAAGAAAATCCCGGTGTGTTTGAGCGTGGGTTAATGAGTTTTGAAGAAGTTCTCCAAACTCGTATCGGTGTTGTTGCAACAGTCGGCGAAGTGGTTTTATACGAATCTGTTCTAAATACTGATGTTTACCCTATAATTCCTCTTCCTAACGTTTGGTCTGGAACTCCATATCCGAAATCGGATGTGTCGCGTACAAGACCAATGCAGAGACTACTGAACAAGTTATGGTCTCTTGCCATGTCTCATGCTCAGGCATCTGCCGGATTAAAACTATTAGTTCCACTTGGAAGTGCAATCAATGGACTTGACCAACTTGAAAAAGATTGGGCGAATCCAAATGCAGTCATTGAAATTGATACTTCACAGGGAGAACCTCATTATCCTGCTCCAACACCGTTGGCGTCTGAGTTCTATCGGTTGATTGAACAGGCAGAGTTTTACATAGATTTTGTGTTTGGTCTTCCTGAAATGATGCATGGATTTTCAGAGAAAGCTCCTGAAACTGTAAGGGGTACTGAAAGAATGTTAATGCTTGGAGCTGAACGTCCTAAGTCCAAGTTGCGTGATATTGAGTTCGGTGTAAACATCCTTGGCAGGGTCATGTATTCATTTTCAAAGGGACATTATACTTTTCAAAAGATTTTCAGGCTGATTCAGCCTAACAATAATATAAATGAAGTTTCGGTCAATTTATATACTGATATGACTGAGACTGTGATTGATATTGCGAAAGACAGGAACAATATTGGTCAACACGACATAAGAATAGAACCAGGGTCAACATTACCAACAAGTAAATGGGCTGAGTATGGAGTATATTTTGAAGCATACCAGGCTGGACTTGTGGATAGGACTGAAGTATTGAAAAAGAACCCAGAAATATTCGATAAAGAAAGTATTTTATCAAGAATGAGTGAGATTGCTCAGTTGCAACAGGCTAATGAACAGTTGCAACAACAAGTCAAAGCATTGCGGGGAGACCTGCAGACGGCACAAAGGGAGTCTGTTCAGGACAAGAAGCGGGTCGCGGTTGAGAAATTCAAACGTGACCTTGCTGGTGTCAGGGCAGACGCTAAAGCAGACAAAAAAGTGCAAACAAATAAGTTTGCCGACACAGTGAAGTTCGAGTTGGAGAAATTGAAGCCTATTGTAGAAAAAATGCAAGAAGGCGAAGGTTCTGCTCCTGAAGAACTCGAAACATTGTAGAAAGGAAAATAATGGAAGATTATATAGCTGAAGCAAATTCCGACGAAAGCGTAGTAACTGACGCCGTAGCCGGGACTGATGGAGTCAATCCTTTTGCTGAGGATAATAGTGCATATACTGAGGATGGATACGAAGGTGTCCCTCAGGCTGTTTCGGAAAGTGAGACTTCACCTGTAGATTGGGAAAATGAAAGCAAAAAGTGGCAGTCATTATATGACAGGTCACAGTCAAATCTGACTAAGCTTGAAGATGCCCTTGGAACTGCGGTGGAGATGCAACAGAACAATCAGTTAGCAACTGTTAATCAGCAGAAAGAGGAAGTTCCTCATGTATCCGAGGAAGAATTTAATCCTTGGGATGCCTATTACAAGCCGGATTCACCGTCCTATCGAATGAGAGCTTCTCAGGAACAGCAGACGGTGTCCAGTGCTATTGAAGGCCACTTGAGTCAAATGAATGAATCAATTGCCTTGAATAACACTATAAATGAGTTAAAGAACGTTCATAAGATGCCCGATACAGAAGTCAAAGACTTTTTACAGTTTGTTACACAACCGAAAGAAAATGTCGGTTTGGACAATCTTGTAAAACTTTGGCAGGATGTCAACGGTAAAAAAGCATCTCAGGGCGTTTACGACTCACTTGAAGCGGTAAGAGCTTCTAAGAAAGCTCCACAAAGTCCAGGGGCCATACAAGGTCAAGACCCAAGAATGCGTCCAAAAAATGATTCGGATGCAGCTTGGGAAGGAATTATCGGAGCTAATACTCATGGAAGATTACCGTAAATCTTAAACAATAAAGGAGTGTAAAATGGCAATTACTCAAGGTGGAGTAAAAACTACAGATGTCGTCCAAGCTTCGTCTAATGACCACAATAGTGCCCATGGTACTACGCCTGACGTTAGACGGTTATATAACTTTGGAGACAGAGTAGCAGACCTCTCACCAGAAGAATCGCCCTTCTTTGTATACTTAAGCAAGGTAAGTAAAGTACCTACTGACGATTCGGTTTTTCGTTTCCTAGAAGACCGTTCCAAGATTGATTGGACTAGTCGTAGCTTTTTCATGGCGAATGCGCCTGGGACAGTTGCAGCTGGTACAAGTTATACCTTTCATGTAGCTGACGCGGCAACGCCAGCGGCATCTATTGATTGGTTAATCAAAGGAATGGTTTTTGCGGTTGAAGTGGCTGAGGCTGCTAATGTTATTGTAAGAGTAGAGACATCACCTGTAGATTCTGGTACATATACCCAATTTACTGGTAAAGTTATCTCTCTTTCTAACAGCGGAATTACTGGATACGCAGCTATTGCTGATGACGATAAGTGTCAGGTAATAGGTACTGCTTTTGCTGAAGGTACTGGTTCTCCTGATGTTTGGTCAAGTGAAATAGATGACAATTATGGCTACACGCAGATTTTTAAAACTGCAGCTGAAATGACAAATACTGCTATTGCAACTCGGTATCGCGGATATGCGAACGAGTGGCAACGTATTTGGGCGATGAAGCTTCGTGAGCATAAAGT